AAGCTAAAGAAATAGTAACATTAAAAGCAACAATAACTGACCATAATATCTATGAAAATATTAAGCAAACTATCATTAAAAGACCTAAGATAATAGAGGTAAATTAACTACCCTTTAAAAGGGAATAACTCGCCGTGTGTTACCATTCATACCCAACCCTAACACTTATACCCAATACATATACTATCATACCCCTATAACATCTAAGTAATTATACTAGCATTATAACTATACTTTTATCTTTAACTTTAAATTCTATTATTGTTTAAACATAATCCCAGTTATGTACAGTTTATGTTAAGCATCTGTATAAACACCTGTACCAATTCTGTTTAAGCTGTGTTGATACAATATTAATAGTTATAATATAAACTATAATACTATACCAGTATGCCTATAAGTTATTATTAAGTGTTTGATTGTTTGTTTAGGTATTAAGCTAGAAAGCAAAATCGCACATACATCCCTCAACAAAAAAGAAACAAATAAAGAACATAAGTAAAACCTATGTAGAACTTATGGTTTAAAGGGCATATAAGCCTCACTGGTTAACATTGTTTGTTATTGGCTAGGGTTATACCTAATAGTTATAACTTACGCATACCGCCTGTGTTAATAACCTAATACTATTCCTTATTATATATTATGGTATATACCAGTATACAAACATAATCCTTTATCTATTTATTTATTCTTATGGCCTTGCTACTTATAGGGGCCCATAACATCTTTTTGTTTTTGATTTTTTTTTTAAAAATCGGAGGTGGGGGTAGGGTGGCTATTATCTAAAGGCATATAATACTCATACATCTAACATACCATATACAACCTATATATTTTATATAATATAAAAAATGCTTTTCAAATGCTATATAATTTGTTAATAAAAGGTATGGCATATAATATACAAGAAATACCTGTAGAAGATTTAAGTGTATATGTAAATAATTCTAGGACACATTCCACAGAGCAGGTAAAGCAAATATCTAATAGCATTAAAGAGTTTGGTTTTACCAATCCTTTGCTTATAGATAAAAATAAGGAAATTATAGCTGGGCATGGCAGGTTAATGGCAGCTAAGCAATTAGGGTTAGATAAAGTACCCTGTATAGAGCTTTCTAATTTATCAGAAAAACAAAAAAAGGCTTATGTAATAGCAGATAATCAATTAGCATTAAACGCAGGTTGGAATGAAAGTATTTTGTCTATGGAGATAGGCGATTTATCAGATAATAATTTTGATATATCCTTATTAGGTTTTAATAATAATGAACTTAACAAACTTTTAGAAGGCGACCCTTATGAGGATGGTAAAAAGGGTGAGATGGCAAAAAACTTTGGGTTTCCACCTTTTACAGTTTTTAATGCTCGTGAAGGAAAATGGCAAGATAGAAAAAAGTATTGGTTTAATTTAGGAATTAATAGTGGTAGTGGAAGGGGTGAACACTTAATAAGTTATTCAAATGTATCAGTAAACGATGAAAAAGATACATCTATTTTTGACCCAGTATTATGTGAAATAATGTATAACTGGTTTTCTTCTCAAGATGGTTTAGTTTTAGATCCTTTTGCTGGTGGAAGTGTAAGGGGTATTGTAGCATCAAAGTGTAAAAGAAATTATGTTGGTATAGATTTACTGGAACAGCAAGTGGAAGCTAATAAGAAACAAGCTAAAGAAATATGTAAAGAATATATGCCAAAATGGACAATAGGCGATAGTGTAAATATTAAAAAGTTATTTGGAAACAAAAAAGCAGATATGATGTTAAGTTGCCCTCCTTATGTAAATTTAGAAGTTTACAGTAATTTAGAAAATGATTTATCAAATATGGAATATAAAAAGTTTTTAAACACTTATAAAAAAATTATAAAAGATTGTTATGACTGCTTAAAAGAAAATACTTTTGCTGTTTGGGTTGTAGGTGAGGTAAGGGATAAAAATGGTAACTATTATAACTTACTTGGCGATACTATTTCTACTTTTATAGAATCTGGTTTTAATTATTATAACGAAGCTGTGTTAATAACTGCTGTTGGAAGTTTACCTTTAAGGTCTGGTAAAATAATGAAAAAGTCTAGAAAGCTAGGTAAAACACATCAAAACATTTTAATATTTGTTAAAGGTGATGGTGTAAAAGCTACTGAAAAATGTGGCGATGTAGAAATAAATTTTGAAGATGATTATTATGGGGATATATTATAAGTATGTTACCAAAGCCAGTTATAGAAAAGCATGGAAAAATAAATGTTGTTAGAGATGATTTTTTAGAGGGTGGCACTAAAATGAGATTTATACTTCCATTTATACAAGAAAGAAAAGAAAAAGAATTTGTATATGCATCGCCTTCATTTGGTTATGCTCAAGTTGCTCTTGCATCGTGTTGTAAAATACTAAATAAAAAAGCTGTAATATTTTCACCTAAAAGAAAAGAACCACATTTATTAACACTTAAAGCAAAAGAATTAGGAGCAACTATATATCAAGTACCCTATGGCTATTTAAGTAATATACAATCTAAAGCAAAAAAATATTGTATAAATGAAGGTGCTTTTCTTATTCCATTTGGTGTTGATATACCTACTGCATCTAATAGCCTAACTAATGTTGCAAAAAGTCTAAATATAAGACCAAAAGAAGTTTGGACTGTTTCTGGTAGTGGTACATTAACAAGAGCATTACAAAAGGCTTGGACAAAAGCTAAATTTTATGCAGTAGAAATAGGAAAAAAAAATTCAGATATAGGTAATGCTATAAGGTTGACAGCTCCAGAAAAATATGAACAAAAATCAAAACTTAAACCACCATTTCCTAGTTCATTATGGTATGATGCTAAATGTTGGCAATTTATAATTAAAAATGCTAAAGAAAATGCTTTATTTTGGAATGTAGGTTCATAGATGGCTAGACCTAATTTTAAACCAACACCTGAGATGGAAAGAATATGCTCTATGGGTGTAGCTTTTGGATTAACCCACGAGCAGATTAGTAAGCTAGTGGGATGCGACCCTAAAACATTACGCAAACATTTTAGAAATGCTTTAGAAACTGGTAAAGAAAAATTAACTATGGCAATAGGTAGTCAACTATATAAAAAAGCTATGAATGGAGATACAATATCTGCAATATTTTTAGCAAAAACAAAAGGCGGTTTTCAAGAAAAAGTAGAACACGAGGGTTTACCAAATAATATTTCAGTTAGCTTTAATTTAGAACCAGATAAAAAAATAATTGACGCACAAGTAATTACAGATAAGATAACCCATAAAAAAAAGGAATAAATTATGTCGTACGGAAATAAAATGAGTAAAACTAAAAAAAATAATTACCAAATTAAAACAAATAAAAAAAAAGTAAAAATAGTTATGGGCAACAAAAATAAAAAAGCTAGAAAAAGGACTGCTTAATGAAAACAAAAACTTTAACACAAAGACAAAAAGATACTTTAAAAAGACATAGCAAACATCATACTGCAAAACACATGACAGAAATGCGTAAAGCTATGCGTATGGGAAAAACTTTTACTCAAGCTCATAAAATGGCTATGAAAAAAGTAGGAACTTAATGTCAAGAATTAATTATAGAAGAAAAAGTTTTCGAGCTAGACATAAATGTGATACTTCTCCACCAAGTAAACTTACGGCTCGATACTGGTCGTGTAAGAAATGGTGAGTGCCTCCCTATGCACATAACCATTCCTTACACACCAAGACCACAACAGGCAGACTTACATAAAAATGATAAACGATTTAAAATTTGTGTATCACACAGAAGATGGGGTAAATCTGTTTATGCAATAACTGAAATATTAAGAAAAGCATTAGAAATAAAAACAGAAAGAAATGATGGTAGGTTTGCATACATAGCTCCATACTACCGACAGGCAAAAGCTGTGGCTTGGGATTATTTATTATATTATACAAAAGATATTCCTGGTACAAAAGTAAACCAATCAGAATTAAGAGTAGATTTAATAAACGGAAGTCGTATACGATTGTATGGTGCAGGTGATGACCCTGATGCTTTGAGAGGAATATTTTTAGATGGATGCGTAATGGATGAGTATGCTGATATGTCTCCTAGAATGTGGAGTGAAGTCATACGACCTGCCTTAACTGATAGAAAAGGTTGGGCAATATTTATTGGTACTCCAAAAGGTAGAAATCAATTCTGGCAATTATATGAAGATGCAAAACACGATAATGAATGGCATAGAGCAATTTATCGTGCAAGTGAAACAGGTGTAGTTGACCCACAAGAATTAGAAGCTGCAAAAAAACAAATGGGTGAAGATGAATATATGCAAGAATTTGAATGTAGTTGGTCTGCCGCTATTAAAGGTTCTTATTATGGTAATTTAATTATAGAAGCAGAACAAGAAGGTAGAATTACAAAAGTAGAAAGAGACCCAGCACTACCTGTGCATGTAGCTTGGGATTTAGGAATATCGGATAGTTGTGCATTATGGTTTTTCCAAGTTACAATGGGTGAAATCAGAATATTTGATTATTATGAAAGTGCAGGAGTTGGACTAGATCATTATGTAAAAGTTATGGATGAGATGCAAATAGAATACTGGGGTGATGATTATCTACCACATGATGCAAAAGTAAGAGAACTTGGAACAGGTAGAACAAGAGCAGAAACTTTAATCAATATGGGTAGACGCCCACGCATAGTTCCTAACCATAAAGTTGATGATGGAATTAATGCTGTACGATTATTGTTGCAAAATTGTTATTTTGATGTTAAGGGTTGTGAAAACGGATTAAATGCTTTGAGGAATTACCAAAGAGAATGGGATGATGTGAAAAGAGTATTCAAAAGAAATCCTTTACACAATTGGGCATCTCATGGCAGCGATAGTTTTAGGTATTTAGCTATGTCATACAAACATATAAAACCAGAACCAAAACCTAAAGATATGCAAAAAGAAATGTTACGCACTCCAACATTAGATGAAATGATGGATATGCACGATAGAGAACAAAGAAATAAACCAGAGAGAAGAATTTAATGGCAGAAACTAGAAAAGAAATGGAAGTAGTACAAGGCACTGCACAATACTGGCAAATGGAATTAGAAAGTGCTGACCAAGCTGAAAAGGATTGGAGAGAAAGAGGTAGAGCTGTTGTAGCACGATACAGGGATGAAAGAAATTCAGATTCTTTTGGAGCAGGTATTTATAAACAATTTAATATTCTATGGTCTAACACAGAAACTATGAAAAGTGCATTATTTGCTCGTATGCCAAAAGCAGATGTACGCAGAAGATACAATGACAACAACCCTATAACTAGACAAACAGCTATTGTACTAGAAAGAGCATTACAATACGGAAATGAAGTATATTCAGCAGATAAACCAATAAAAGCTGCTTTAGAGGATTATTTACTACCAGGTAGAGGGGTAGTTTGGGTAGTTTATGAGCCTATTTTAATCAAAGAAACTATAAAAGTAGAATCTACGGATGAATTTGGCAATATAATAATGATTGACCAAGAAGAAGAAAGAATTGCAGATCAAAGATGCTATTTTGAATATGTAAACTGGGAAGATTACAGAGAAAGCCCAGCAAAAAGACCAGAAGATGTATATTGGAAGGCAAGAAGGCACCTACTTACAAGAGATGAGTTAATAGAAAAAGGCTTTAAAAATGCATCCAATATACCTTTAAATTGGTCGCCAGAACCTACAGAAGGGTATCAGGAAGATTATTCTGAAGTATTTTCTAGGGCAGAAGTATGGGAAATATGGGATAAATACAAAGAAAAACGATATTTTGTATCAAAAGGTTATAATGAAATATTAGCAGAAGATGATGACCCTTATGGTTTAGAGAAATTTTTTCCTACTCCTGATTCATTAGTGGCAATCAGAACAAATGAAACAAGTGTACCTATTCCAGAGTTTACTTTATACCAAGACCAAGCTGATGAACTAGATAGAATTACAACTAGAATAAGTAATTTAATAGAAGGATTAAAGAGAAGGGGTGTATATGATGCTTCTGTGCCAGAATTATCACATTTAGCAGATGCAGGAGATAATGATTTTGTACCATCAGAGAATTTTGCACAATTAGCATCGAAAGGTGGTTTAGGTGCAGTATTTCAGCAAGAAGATATAGCTCCTATTGCACAAGTATTACAAGGTTTATATCAACAAAGAAATCAAGTTTTAGACACAATATATCAAATAACAGGCATATCAGATATTATTAGAGGATCTACAAAAGCTAGTGAAACTGCTACAGCACAACAATTAAAAGCACAATTTGGCAGTATGCGTATGCGTAAAAAACAATCTGAAATAGCTGAATATATTAGAGATTTATTTAGAATAAAAGCTGAATTAATAGCAGAGCATTATGAACCAGAAATGTTAGCAACTATGACCGCACTAACTATTACACCAGAAATGATGCAAATATTAAGAGATGATAAGCTTAGAAGTTACAGTATAGATATAGAATCAGATGCTACAGTATTTACAGATGAAGAAGAAGAAAAGAAAACTAGAATAGAATTTTTATCATCTTTTGGTAGTTATTTAGAAAGAGCAGTAGCTATAGCAACTAAAGCACCAGATTTAACTCCATTAGCATTTCAGGCATTAAGATTTTTAATGGGTGCTTGGAAAGTAGGTAGAAATTTTGAAGATATTATAGACCAGACAGAAGCTACTTTAGTACAACAAGCACAAGCAATGAAACAAGCTGGTCCACAACCCACAGAAAATGAAAGAATAGCTGCACAGAAAATGCAAACAGAAATGGCTAAAGAGCAACTAAAACAACAAGGTAAACTAGCAGACATTCAGGCAAGAGAAAGAGCTACTAGTAATAAAGTATCTACAGAAGCACAATCAAGCCAAGCAAGGTCTGACGCAAAAAAAGAACTAGCATTGTTAGAAAGTGATATGAAAATAGCCGAAGAAATGAGTAAGGAAGCAAGAAATGAGTTATAGAGATAATTATGATAATATAAACTGGAAAAAATGCACTTTTAAACCAGTAAAAGTAACTAAAAGAACAAAATCACATCAAGTTATGGGTGATATACAAGAATTTGTGTCTCCAATCGATAAAACTGTTATAGGCAGTCGTTCTCAAATAAGAGAACACGAAAGGAAACACAATGTTAGGCAATGTGGTAATGATTACACAAGTTCTACAAAACCTAAATTTTGGGATAATATGATTAACAATAAAAGAGGATAATATGACACAAGAAAGCACTCCTACACAGGAATCAGCACCTGAAAAAGCACCAACATTAGAGGCAGTATTAGAAGGTGCTATTAACCAAACTATAGAAAAAGAACCTGAAACACCTAACACAGAAACACCAAAGGAAGAAGTGGAAAATACCACTATTCCTGATGCTCCCAAACAAGTGGAGAATACTAATTCCGAAGAATCTGATTCTGATTCATTAGATCAGGTAGCACCTGAAAATGAAGAAGAAACCCAAGATTCAAAAGAAGAACCTTCTGATGATGCCGTAGTGGCTCATGTTGATGGAGAGGATTCGAAAGAAACACCTTTAGAAGCTCCAAAAAACTGGTCAGAAGAAGTAAGAAGCAAGTTCAAGGATTTACCTCGTGATGCACAGGAGTATATGCTAAAGCGAGATAAAGAGATGACTGCGGATTACACAAGAAAGACGCAAGAAGTAGCTCAACAACGCAAAAGTTTTGAATCATTAGATAAAGTTATAGCTCCAATGAGACAGCAAATTGCAGCAAGTGGTATAGGGGAAGCAGAATATATTTCCAGATTACTTAATGCAGATATGGCACTCAGAAATAACCCAAAAATGGCAATCAAGCAATTAGCACAAGGTTATGGCATTGATCTTTCATCAATAGAAGAAACTGGGGATTGGAATGAGTCTGACCCCCAAATTGCCCAATTACAACAACAAAATCAGGCAATACTTGCTGAACTAAATCAGTTCAAACAGCAAAATCTACAATCGGCTAGACAGCAAACAGAAAATCAAATTTCTACTTTTGCACAATCTACTGATGCTAAAGGAAACTTAAAATATCCTCATTTTGAACAAGTTAGAGTCAAAATGGGTAATCTAATAGATGCAGGAGAAGCTAAAGGATTAGAAGATGCTTATAGTAAAGCTGTACGATTAGACGATAATTTATACAAACAATCTTTAGAATCACAAAGAAAAAGTGCTAAAGCGGAAGAAGATGCAAAGAGAAAATCAGCATTAGAAAAGGCTAAAAAAGTTAGACCTAGAAGTGCTGGAACACCTCCTAGTGGTTCTGTTAAAAATAGTGATTTAGATTCTTTGCTTATGGAATCAATTAGTAGTGCGGGTATAACTAAATGAGTTGTGGGTTCACAATAACTTAATGAGGTATAAAAATGGCAAGTCCAAATAGTACATTTACCGAAATAGTTACAACTACTCTTGCAGGATATTCAAAAACTCTTGCAGATAACGTAACTAATGGTAATGCCTTACTTCGTCATATTGATGAGAAAGGCAACAAACAAATCGCCACAGGTAGAACTATTGTGCAGGAATTAGAATACGCAACTAACTCAACTGCAAAATGGTATAGTGGCTACGAGGTTTTAGACACATCTACCAGTAATACATTCACAGCAGCTGAGTTTAATTATAAACAATTAGCTGGTAATGTGGTTATTTCTGGATTAGAACAGGTCGAAAACTCTGGTAAAGAAGCAATCTTTAACTTACTTAAATCAAGAGTAAGAAACCTAGAAAAAACTCTTAAAAATACTATGGCTACTGGCTTATATGCTGATGGCACAGGTACTGATGGAAAAGAACTAGGTGGATTACAGTTATTAGTTCCTGGTACTGTCGGAAACACAGTTGGTGGTATTAACTCTACTACTTATAGTTTTTGGCAAAACCAAGTGTATGATTTTAGTACCGAGAGTGTAACTCCTAGTGCTACTACTATACAAACAGCTATGAACACACTTTGGTTAAGCACAGTTAGAGGTGCAGATCATCCTGATGTTATCGTAGCAGCATCTAATTACTTTCAATTCTATTGGAGTTCTTTACAGACTAACCAAAGATTTACAAGTGATGATAATGCTAGTGCTGGATTTATGAACTTAATGTTTATGGATGCACCAGTCTATTATGATGACCAATGTCCAACAAGCAAAATGTATATGCTTAATACGGACTATTTATTCCTTCGACCAGCTCAAGGTAGAGAATTTTCTCCTTTGGGTGAGAAGGCTTCTGTTAACCAAGATGCTATGGTATTGCCTGTAGTATGGGCAGGAAATATGACCTGCTCAAACAGAGCAAGACAAGGCATCATACAAGCATAATAAGGAGAAAAAATTATGGCTTATATTACTGGAATGGACAAAACTGAAGTTAGTGATACAGCTACATTTATGGTCGGTCAAAAAGGCATGGATGCAGCTGGAAACACCTTCAAGTATGTCCAATACGATACTGGTGCAGGAAGTGTTGCAGCAGTAAGTGGACAAGTTGCTTATTACTACGCACCTTCTGGTGCTTCTGCTGGTGCAGTAAATGTAGTAACAAGTGATTTATCTGATTCTAATGAGGTAGGTGCTGGTGTTTTACAATCTGCTCCAACAGACGGACAATATTGTTGGGTGCAGATAGGTGGAACAGCAACTCTAACTATCGCATTAACAGCAGGTGCTGATGGAGACCCATTAACACCAACAGGAGCTGGTGATGGTACATTAGATGTAACAGCGGCAGCAACTTCACCTGTGTGTGCATTTGCTATAGATGCTTCAGCTAAAATAATTGCTTGTCAATTTGCTGGTTAGAGCATTATAATCGTGGGGGTGTAATTCCCCCA